TTGAACACATAATCACCAACGAACTTTTCAAGAACGTTTGGATCTTCGTCAGCAATACCCTTATCAACAGCAAGCTTGATCTTTTCCCAGCTAATGCACTTCTTAGGATAAGGACCGCCAATGATTTCGTACTTCTCTGGATCGTTAGCCTGAAGAGCCATCAAAGCAATAACATCCTGTGGGTTGAACCCGATGTCAGAGTCGATGAACATCATATGCTGAGAAGTAGAACGCATGAACTCATCGCAGCAATAGTTTCTCGCGCGAGTGATCAATGATTCGTTGAAGAGGTAGTAGTACTGAAGCGGGATGCCATACTGAGTGCAGATAGTAGACAAGTCGGCGCATGACTTAGCAAACATACCAGCGCACATACCGCCATACATAGGCGTGGCCACAAACAATCCACGCTCTCTTAGCTTTTCAAGATCAATCTTAATTTCCATTATTTACCATCCTTATAGTGGTCGTTATACAAACACATTAGTGTATAGTGTAAGGCTTTCATCAAGTCATCTTTATTGTTGCCGTTCTTTTTTCCATAGCGCCAGAGGTACTTGATACCTGTGTTACGGAACGTTGGAGTTGCATCGTCGAGAGCAATCCAAGCATCAAAACATTGAACATTGTTCTCTGTTTGATAGTGTTGACCATACGTCTTATCTATATAGGTATGAAAATCATAGATAATCCGATCTTCAGCATATTTATACTCAATATTTTGAGAATGCATTCCCTGCGAAATTAAAACAGATGGTGTTTCTTGAACATAACTAGTACCGTAGTTTGGAAAAGTTGCATTAACAATCGTTGACCCATTCATATTATCCTCCATTATCTATTTCTCCAAGTGTTAATATCATTCATTATATTGTCTATAACTTGACCTTGTTCGTCTAAGTTATTATTTGGGCATTTTTCGATATTAAACATCAATACAAAATTTGTAAGAATGTTTGATATTTTACTTTCACGTCCAGCAAGCCAAGTTTCATTTTGGTTGCTACCACGTTCTTTGTATCTTTCTTTTCTAGTATCTTGATTCGTTTCCAAATAAATTATCTTTGTGTCATATTTTTCCACACAATTTTCGAGGAAAGAAGATGTGAAAAGTCTATCTCCCTCGTATAACACCAAAGAATTTTCTGGAAGAGTTTCCAAAAACTTAATAGCTTCTGGTTGTACTGCCATACTCATACGATCAGTGCCTGCGAAAACTTCGCCCTTCTCATATTTACCAAGTATATAGATATTTTCATACTGAAGATAAGGTACTAATTTGAAGCTTTCATATTTAGGTTGGAAATCTAATTGATCTATAATTTTCCACATTAGAGTAGTTTTACCACATCCTGGCTCACCACCAATCGCAATAATTTTCATAATTTACTCCATAAATTCCATAATACCTTTCGGCTTATTAAAATCATTTTCAAAACAATTCCACTCTTTATCCATCATAATAACTTGACCTGTAGTTAAATAATGATTTTGTTTTTCTCTAGAAAGACCTGGATCGTCTAGGTTATTTTCAAGTCTCAAATGAACTGGTAAACACTCTTCTCGCATTTTCCAAAACAGATCAAATTGATTACCCCACTCAGACTCTGCGTATCTTATACGGTCATGGAACATATCCATATAAACATTAGGATAGCGGCGATTAGGTCTATGCCAAGATTTATAACAACAGAAAGTAGATTCAAATGTAAAGAAACTTACATCTTCATGATTAATACGTGCCTTAGCTTCTTCAAAAAGAATATTTGCTTCCTGCTCTAGCCATTTAATAGTTTCTGCTTTATATTTTAAATCTTGTTTCCACCAATCTAAGTCGTCTCTACCTAATACTTTACAGAGACCGTTTCTATGACTACGAGATCCATCAATATCATTTAAAAAAAGATTATTACAATCTATATGACGTCCTTGAATTCGAAGATATTCAAGATACGAAAAAGCAGAAAGACGACCAAAACTAAGGAAATTGCTTCTTACATAATCCCAAGTTTTCTCGAAATTCTTATACTTATCTCCTGTATTTTGTAAATTATCAAATAAAGAAACTTGAGAACCAAATTTATCAACTTGATCTTTATATGACTTTACGCATGCAGGAAATCCAGTTTTACCAATCTTAAAATATTTACGATCAGAGTCCCATCCAGAGCCAGCTTTAAACTTCTGATGATTATCGTTCCACCAAGAATCTAGTTTATCAATATCTAAATTTTTGATTGAAGGAAACTTATGAAAGATCATATTAGTTGTTACAATATTTTGAGAACAACCATTAATGAATGCAAGCCAAAGTTTCTGCTCTTCATCCATACCGAAATATTTCGCCAACCAAGGCATAGCGAAATAAACAGCTCCTGGATGAGACTTATATTTTAAATGATATTCATAAAAGCGAAGAAATACTTCTCGACGATAAATCGGAAGTCGAAAGTCCATTCCCTTCTTCAAATCTTTAATTTCGGGTTGTAGCGTAAGTTCCGACCAGCGACCTAGAATTTGTTCAGAAGAAGTTGTCAAGAGTATTTTTTTCCTCGTTCAAAAAATAAAAACCATCTGAATAATCATTAAGATGAAACTCTTTCATGATAGTTTCTGTTTTATATGGGACCGCAGCAAAGTAAACAGCATTCTTTCCTCTGAATGCAGCTTTAATTATATTATAACCTAATTCTCTAAAAAGCCAAGCAGAATATGCATTAACATAGTCATACTTATCATTAATTTCTGCAGAGAGAATTTCGCCGTATCTTTTACCATGAATAGACATAGGATAAGTTACAGAGGTATCGGTCCAGACAACTAATTTAGGATTTGATTCAAACATTTTTTTGAATTCTTTTTCCCACTTAGTTGTTATTTGAAGAATACTCGAGTTTGGTAAATCAAGAAATTTCAAATCGCTATTATTATCTTCTGATAAAATTTTTCTAGCATCTCCTCGGTAAACAGTTAATGGATAATCCCATTTATTGTTAGACAGATGATCTGCGCAATCGTTATCAAGCTCATTTACAATATGAGACGAGATTTTAAATAATTTTTGTATAATAAGTGTTTGAACCCCAACACCTGCCATATATTCTATGACAGAATAATTTTGATTATTATCAATTACATTTTCCAACAGCCACTTTGTAGCCCAGCATTTAGCAGAAACTAAATCCTGATGATCAGCAGCATAATGTAGATAAGAACGGTTATGGAGACTTACGTCATCTTCGCTCTTAAGCTGATCAAACGTAAGCTCCCATTCATTACAAATTTTAGCAATTTTCAAGCAAAGAAACCTTCCAAGCTAGAGGCAGTTTCAATCGCATATGGGTCTTCGATATTATACGCTTTCATATAATCATACCATTCCTGTTCATGCCACATATCAGGATTAACACCATTCCAAAGTGGACGCCAATACTTGTGTTCCTTGTTTAGACGTCTTTCATCAATATAACGCTTGCGAAGCTGCTCATAATCCCATGACTTAAGATCAACCATCTTCTCGCGGAAGTAAGCAACGATAGTCATACGATCATTGTTGTCGCCAATAAGTTCATCATTAGCATGAATACCACCATGATTGTTAACAAGCAACATATCTCCTGGCTCAAGCTTTACAGCAATACGAAACTCAGGAAGAATAAACTCACCACCTTGCCAACCTTTACCAAGAGCACAGATGTTAGAAAATCCTTCATTAAGATCACCAGCATCTTTATGACAAGCAGTACGCCAATTATGATTAACTGTAAGCGTAGTGAATACTGTTCCGTCAATCAAAAATCGAGTATCTAATTTATCAGCTTCGCGACGTTGATTATTCCAACGAACAGGAAGAAGTTCCTTGAACTGACTATTCAACTTATTTAAAAAGGGAAACGATTCAGCAAAAGCTTCTGGATTTTTTTCCGTATAAGAAGTTGCGCGACCATAAGGAATACGCGGATAGCGATCAAAGTAACCAGCAATACCAGACATAACTGACTGCGCATAATTTGTTTCTGAAATATAATTATTAATTACATATTGTGCTTCTTCAATCTGCTCTTGGCGAGACATATTATGAAGACCATTAACCCACTTATCAAACCAACCATGATACTCAGGGTACTTCTTGGTTACTTCTGAACGCAACCAAACCTGACCACGTGTTTCTTCCTTAGAATTATTCTTATGACTAGCACGAATTGTTTCAATAGTAGTACCATCATCAAATGAGTTGATTGGTCTTGCTAGGAATGAAAGAATTTCAAGATGTTCGGCAGTAACCCAATCGCGATTACCACGGTTTTCCTGACCAAGCTGATCTCCTCTAGGACCAGCTGCTAAACCACGATTCTGGGATTCAGTTGCTGCTGCTCTCAACCCATTATAACAACGACTACGTTCCTCATCAGTAAATACACCTTTACGAAATTTGAAGATAATATTTTCTTCTGACTTTAGATTAGGATCAATAGGATCCTCTGCATATAGATCACAATCATCAGTAATAATACGATCAGTATATTCTGCACAGGTAATGAATGTACCTAAAGTTTCTTCTGAATCTATCTTTTTTCTAACTAATACTTCTACCATCTTTGCCTCCAATAATATATTTGTATACTTTTATGTATACGAAATCACAGCGTCAATTGGGCAATCTTACAAAGATATTCGTCGTGTGACTTTTTTAATACGCCTTCAATATCAGGTGGCGTCCATCCTTTTGGCTTTTGAACCTTACCATCTTCACGACGAAGAACCTTACCATCAACAAGCTTTGCCATATTTGAACGATGAACTTCTTCAAATACTTTATCAAGAGGAATACCATATGATACTGCAGTACCACAGGCAATGTAGATAATATCAGCAAGCGCATCAGCTACTTCAACAAGATCATCTTCAGTTTCTGCTTTAGTATACTCATACATTTCTTCGGCAAGAAGCCTCATACGAAGTGTTCGTTCTGCTGAATCAGGAAGCTCTGGCTTTTCGCCAATACGTTGTCCAAAAGCTTGATGAAAATCTTTCACGTCTGTAAACATAGTCATTGTGTAATCCATTCTGGTGGTTGACGGTTTTTCCATTTGTGCATTGTAGCTTTACCTATTTTATAGTAATTACGGTAATTAGTCAAGGGGTCATCACTAATTTTATACTCGTCAGCCATAGCTGAAGGCATAGGAGTCATATCGTAATCTTGCAAGTTTTTAGGAGGAGACTGTAGCATATAACTTAGGTCACCAAAACACTTGTGCTTCTTGCTGTAACGATATGTATACTCTTCGCCGAGAGCAAAAAAATGTTCTACGAGCCAGTTGTAGTTTTCAACAGATTGACGACACCAAACAGCCGAAGGATGATTGATATGTGTTGCTGAATAAAGAACTGACTCGCGAGCATCTTGCAACACGTATCGTTTGACATTACGGTAACGAGGGGGAAAAGATCCATTCACATATTTTTGAACAGTCTTTTGCTCACCATCAAGAACACGATGCGCAGTTGATAGAAGCTGTGCTGACTCGAGGATCATTTTGACAACATGTTTGTCAACCATCCACTGAGCGGCTTGCGCAGGATCTTTATCGATATAAAAGATATTCACTTTCCTCTCCACTTTTTCATGGCTATATCTCTATGATACCTCGAAGCGAAATTAAAGTAAAGGATTCCTTCTAAATTATTTGTCATTTGTTGAAAAACTCTGGAAGAAATACCTGTAAATGTTTCTGTTCTAGTATCACCATTTGGTGTTGTGAATCTAACACGAACATGCTGTGGTCTCTTTATTTTAACAATTAATCCAGGATACAAGATAGAAGTTTCTTCTAGAACAACTTCTTGATTACTTCGCTGCACAATTTTAGGATTGAAACAAACAAAGTTCTCAGGAGCACCACGCATAGCAAAAATACGGTAGGGTACTCCAACTTGATTGGCAGAGAGACCAATACCGTTGTTATCATACATAAATTTAACAAGCTCTTTAGAAAACTCAATCGGGTCGAATGGAGGATTTGCAAAATCAAACGGTTTACAAGGTATTGTAAGAATTGGGTCATTATTTTTCACAAGTTCCATTTATGTTTCCTTTTAATTCCAATGTCTTATTACGCCTGCAATGATAAACAAATTTGTTATAATGTAACAGAGAACGATAGAAGTTCTGATAATTGCAACACGATCAGATTCTTTGTTATCTTTTCCTTGTTTTTCACCAAGAGCTTTCGCCCAAAGACGCCACATTATGCTACCTTGCTGAAATTTTGTTTCTTTTCAAATTTAATGATGTTGGAGAACTTATCATATAATTGATCGCCCTTATGACTTATTATAAACGTATTCGTATCAGAAGTCAAGTTGTTTAATATCTTTAGGAACTCTTCTGTTCCATTAGAGTCTAGAGAGCTATCCATAACTTCGTCCATAATGAGAAGGTTAGTAGAAACAGAATTACGTAACTTAGCAACAGCACGCCAAGTAAACAGTATAGCGAGATTAATACGCATTTTTTCTCCTTCGGAGAACGACGCATAAGAGAATTCATCTCTGAAACGAGACTTGATAGTCTCATTAAATTCCTCATCAAGATCAAACTGGACAAAAAAATCCATAGCGCCAAGATACTTATTAATAAGCTTGTTAATAACTGGGACATATTGTTTGATTATCCTTGCTTTGATACCACCATCTTTTAATAGATATGAAGCAGCATTAAGAATTTGTTTTTCATCCATGGCATCATTGTATCGTTCGGCGATAGAATTCATTTCAGCTTCAAGATCAGCCATCTTTATATCTTCTTCAGCTTCATGCTGTTCGTTAATTTGACTGATCTCTTTTTCGAGTTGATCGCGATATTTGATTAGAGAATCAATATTTGTTTTTGTTTTAATCTGTTGCAACTGCAAAGAGTGAATGTTGGAATGAACAGTCATAATATCATTCAACCGTTCGTTAGATTCATCGTATTGTTTGATAAGCTGGTTAAGAGCATCAGCGATCTCATCCAATTCTGTTTCTTTTTCTGCTACAGTTTTTTCTTTAAAAGTAGCATCAATAATTTGTTTGCAAGTTGGGCAACCATCATTGTTCTTAAAGAAGTCAAGATCATTATTAATGATAGAACGCTTGGCTTCAATTTTATGACGAAGTTGCGATAGCTGCGAAACACGTTTGCTTATTTTTTCTTCATCTTCTACTGTTTCTTTCATCGCGTTAATCTGCTGATCAACGCCCCAGTATGTTGAATTTAAAATTTCAATCTTAGCGTTTGTTTCTCCAATCAAAGATATTTTTTCAGCAACAACAAGTTCGTTCATGTTTTGCTTTTCAAGCAGATGTTCTTTGATTAGCTTGATTTTTTCTGTTACAACTTTCTGATCGGTTGCTATATCAGCTAGCTGTTCATTGTTCTCAGCAACCTTATCTTTCAACAAACTATTCATTGTAGTGAAAATCTGAAGATCAAGCAAGTCTTCAATAATTTCTCTACGCTGACCGCCTGGAAGTTGCATGAACGGAACGAATGAAGCTGAACCAAGAACGACAACCTGACAGAATGATTTGAAGTTTAGTTTCAATATCTGGCGCTCAAGAATTTCCTGATAGTCTTTCATCTCAGCTGACTGATTCAGCAAGTTGTCGTTAAGATAAACTTCAAATACTGTTGGTTTTAAACCACGAATAATTTTATAATTGTTTGATCCAATTTCAAACTCAATTTCAACAACAAGACTCTTTTGAGTTATACTATTCATAAGCTGTGGTTTATTAATCTTACGAAATGGTTTACCGAATAAAGCAAACGTAAGCGCATCGAGAATGGTTGACTTTCCAGCACCATTTTCACCAACAATCAAAGTTGATGATGACTTATTGAGATCTATTTCTGTGAAAAGATTACCAGTAGATAGAAAGTTTTTCCATCTAAGCTTTTTAAATAAAATCAAAGTTTCTCACCTATCAATTCTACATCTGCAAATGTTTCAATCCAAAGTTTAGCACCACAAGGTCTTGGCTTCTTAGGATTGTATATCATTTTAGATGGACCATTAATTTGAACTTCCATACAATATTTAACCTTACCATCTTTCTCAACTCTACATACAGGCTCATCACGTCCGTGCTTATTATTCTGTTGAATAATGTTTCGGTTAATGTGTATGATTATTGGACTATTCAATAGTCAATGCCTCATTATAAAGATCTACGATAGTATTTTCGAGTCTCTTCTTATCTAGATTTGCAATATTTATCTGGTCAATGTGATGTTTGAAGATATCAATAGTCGATTCTGCTTCGTTAATAATATTTGTATCATCTTCAAAAGCAAGATTTAAATGATCGTCAACAATTTGCATATCAATAACACCGCTTTTTTCAAGCTTGTTTATAAACAAATCAAATTTGTATGGATTAGTTTTATTTGTTACGATAACTTTGATGATTTTACTTTTATAAGAATCAGTATCAATTTCATCTGGATTCCTAGTCAGATCATCATACCAAACCTTATCAAATATTCTATATGGGTTTTCGATAAAAGTCAAGTCCCTTGTTTCTGTATCCAAGACGTGAAACCCTTTACGATCATCATAATCGCTCCAAGTGAACTCAGCGTGATTACCAAGGTAGTGAATGCTGCCATCACTAGAACGATGATGATAATGGCCAGAAAGGACAGTATCAAATCTCTCAAAGATTCTGCGATCATCACCGTGCGAGACCATAGAGCCTTTGTACATCTCGAAGCCACTGAGTTCCAAATGTCCCATGATGATCTGGGAGGGTGTTGACTTGAATTTTTCGAGTGATTGTTTTCTGTTTTCATCGCAAATCCATGGTGTCATTAAAACGATTGTGTTGTCAAATTCTACTTCTTGTGGAAACTTGTCATAAATTCTAAACGGATATGAAGGCAGCAGTTCTCTCAATGCATTTACTTCGTTCGTGTTTTTGAAGTATGTATCATGATTACCAGCAATGATATGAACGTCAAGATTACGTTCTTTTAGAGGCGTAAGAAAATCTTCTCTCAGACGCCGAGCAGTGTTTATGTTGATATATTTACGACGATCAACAAGATCACCGAGATGAACTAACGTAGATATTCCATTGTTTTTGATATATGGAAAGAAAATTTCATCAAGAAACCTCTTGCTATTGTCCATAAATGTAACATTGTCATTTCTTACCCCCCAATGAGTATCCGTAATTAAAGCTAACTTCATTTACGGGCTTTCTTAAAAGGAACAGCTGAAATTCTATTATTGTTTTTACGTAAAGCTTCTTCGCAGAATTCAACAATAGCTTCTACGCGAAGTACATAATTTTGATGTTCATTTTCTCTGATATTTTTATCAAGCATCTTTTCAATAATATCTTGAACATTAACTGGAACTAGATGTAGGTTCTTCATTTGATTCATCCTCTATAAATTTTTCAACGCCTGTTTTTGTTTTTTTCGTTGTCTTAACTATTTTTTGTTCAAAGCTTTTAATAATCTCATCCGAGTATTCATTATGGTAACTTTTACCAGTCATATGACTTTCTTCAAGTAATTCATCCATTAGATTACTATACTCGAAATTTTTATGTTTCACATATGCTTGTTTTTTCTCTTTTTGAATACGTCTAATAAAAGCATTCCAAGCTATCTGTGTAAAGTAAGCAAAAGGATTAGTCGATTTAGATGGGTCAAAACTATGAGCTGCGGAAACACAATTCTCAATAGCATCGGCAATCATTTCATCTCTATATGAATAATTCATAAAATTTGGTTTAGTTGATAACTTATTACATATCATCAAAAAACATTCACCAACATAATTCGGCACTCTAGGCAAAGGTTTATTAGCAGCTGCTGCTTCTTCTGTTTTCTGTTTAAACTTAACCATCTCCTCGTACAACATTTTATTGTTGACGTAATGCCTTTTTGCTTTTACCATTACTAATCCTTTAAATTTACCTGATATATTTTATAGTCAAATTTCTCTTCATTATAAATTTTCATTCTCTCGACAAAATGAAGTATTGTAAAGTTCTTTCTATTCTTCCATGTTAGATCGTCAGCAATATCATACAGCGTTGCCATATACTTGCCACCAGACTTTCGCAACCCGCGACCAATAGATTGTAAATTTCGAATCTTGGATTTTGAAGGACTAGAAAATATAATGTTATGCAAGTTAGGAATGTTAACACCTGTGGAGAAAGTTCCCGAGCTAGCGATAATAATAGATTTTTCTTTCTGTTGTACAATTCTACGTATTTCTTCACGTTCATCACCGTCAACTCCGCCATGTACGAAAAAGACAGGAACTTGTGCCTCTGACTTTATTAGGTCATACAACACTTGTCCATGTTTTTCTACAAATTGAAATAATAATAAATTATTACCATCTAATGAAAGAGCTAAATTTTTAATGAATCTATTACGTGCTTCATTACGAACTAGGAAATCTAACTCTTCTTGATATTTTGTTTTTTTAAGCTGCTCTCTAATCTCATCGCTATATTTTAATATTATAGCCTTTATTCGGAAATTAGACAAGTGCTTTTGTTCAATAAGTTCCGATGTTGTCGTAACTTGTTTTACAGGTCCAAATAAACCTTCTAGTACCAGTTTATTAGTTTGAGTTCCGTCAAGAGTACCAGTGAAACCAAAACGATATACGCAGCCGCAAAGCTTAGACATAATACTTGTAAGACTTTTAGCTTTGAATAAGTGTGCTTCATCGCCTATGACCACATCAAACTGTTCGAAATAGTTTTTAGGAAGTTTGTATATCGACTGCCATGTTGAGATTGTGATTGGTTTATCTGTCTGTTTATCCTGTCCTGCATAGATTCTATGTATAAACTTATCAGATTTAAAACCATAGTCGGCAAAATCAGAAGCAAGTTGACTGACCAAAGAAGTAGTTGGAACGATAATAAGAGTGCGTTTAGCATAGTACCTCGTAATAAGATAGATTATGAATGACTTGCCTGACGCTGTAGGGGAAAGCATCAATGCTCGTTTGTTACGTATACCATAAACAAATGCATCAACTTGATAATCGCGTCGTTCAAACTTCTCAGGTATATTTAATGAATCTATAAACTCGTTTGCTTCTTTGACGGAAAACTCATCAGCCGAAAAATCAGAAATGTATTCAACTTGATAATTTCTTGTTTTTGC